TATATCCAAGCTTTGTTGCCGCCCTTTCTGCGGTTCCCCCCAACAATTCTATAAGGTCTTTTTTGTTCATCCCACATTATAGGCACAACAATTGTACAGTTGCAAGTGATTTATTCATGCACAATGGTGTTGCAATTCGTTTGGTTCTGATATATGATTTGGTTGTGGTCGCAGCAAACAACTTAACTGGAGATATAAATGAGCAAATACGACAAATACGGAAGTGATCTTAACAAGTGGGTGCCGGAGTTCGACCCCGTCCCATTCTTACTGATCGCCGTGATAGTCCTGACACTGGCACTCGTTTCATCAATCGATAATTGCGGAGTTTAAAATGATTTTAAAAGACATCATCGAGCAGCAAGTAACTCAGTACCAGCTCGGAGTTGCTAGAAGTATTCTGAGTTTCAACAGCATCAAAGACCCAGCGACTCGCGAAGCTTTGCTGAAGTCGTATCGCGCAATTATTGAGAGGGCAGATGACCAGCAGGAGGAACGTCAACGTACCTACGCATCAAAAAGTGAAGATAGCTCACTGGACGAGATCCTGGACGATCCTAGACGTGGTCAGGCAGCATCTATAAACAAAGGAGATTATTAAAATGACACCAAGTGAACTGAAGCGGAATGTTGAGCAAAGTGGATTGGGTGAGTTTTTCTTTACTCGTAAAACGATGGGGTTCTTTGGGGATACCATGGCCAACTACGGAGTGCGGGATGCCGGAGATAGCTGGGAGTTGCGCCGGAAGAAGCCCGTTAGGTACGGATTGCAGTCCTCTCACTTTTTTAAAAAGTTAACATTTGAGCATTTTGTAAAATAAACGGAGAAATAACATGAACATTTATCAGAAAATTAACGAAGTCCGCAAGGCGATTGACTACATCAAGAAGGACCGGAGTGTCAGCACTGGAGGTGGCTCGTATCGCGCTGTTAGCCACGATGCCGTGACCGCCATACTCAGGAAGCATCTGGTCGAACAGGGAATCATTTGTGTCCCTACCCTGATCAAATCTGAGACTCACCCAAAGGAAGAGGGGTCAAAGCAATTCCGGTACGATGCCACCTACTCATTCGAGTTTGTGAGCGCCGAGGCCCCAAGCGAGAAAGTGACCATAGTAATCGAAGCTCATGCCATGGACAACGCTGACAAGGCTCCAGGGAAGGCAATCTCGTACGCCAAAAAGTACGCGGTTCTAAAATTGTTTGAAATCGAAACTGGGGAAGATGAGGAGAGCCGGTATCCGGATCTGGAGTTATTGTCAAAAGAGAAGTTCGATCAGTTCTGTGCCAGCATCCGGGCCTGTATCACAACCGATAAAGCTAAGGGTGAGTGGCAGAAAGGGTTGGCGGCTTGCCAAGAACTGGGAGATGTCGGGTCTGCGAATCTTCTGAAGCGGGTGCTTCTTGATCACGCAGAATTTATCGACAAGGCGGCGAAATAATGGACATCCAAGGATCGGATGCCTGGTTCAAGGCCAGGATGGGCCGTGCCACAGCATCATGCTTTTCCGATGTTCTGGCCAAGGGTCAGGGTCTGACTCGCAAAAAGTATATGCTCAAGATTGTGACTGAGCGATTGACCGGCAAGGTGGCTGAATCATTCTCCAACGTCCATACGGACAGGGGGACAGAACAGGAGCCGTTCGCACGGATGGCATACGAGTCCTCGACCGGCAATCTGGTTGAGGAGGTTGGCTTCGTCCCTCATGCATCTATCATGGCCGGCTGCAGCCCTGACGGGTTGATTGGGGCAGATGGTGGGTGTGAGATCAAGTCGGTCCTTCCGCATATCCAGATCGAAACGATCCAGGCGGGAGGGTATCCATCAGGTCACCGGGCGCAAGTACAAGGGTGCCTGTGGTTGACCGGGAGGAAGTGGTTTGATTTCTGCTCCTACTCTCCGGATCTGCCGGATAATCTGAACTTGTACGTTTACCGTGTCGAGCGAGATGAGGATTATATTAAGGCTCTGGAGCTTGAAGTGATGATATTTTTACGGGAAGCGGATCAGATGTATCAAAAACTTTTTAACTGGGGGAAATGATGAAATGCAAAAACTTGTTTCAAGCAATCGGTCAGGTTATTCCGAACGAGAAGCCTAAAGTAATTGGCACATTTGCAACGGAAGGAGGGGCAGCAAAAAAAATTCAAGAATTTGTAGATGACCGCCCAGGGAAATCTTGCGGATGGGTTGAGTGCATAGCTGGGGGAAATGATGATTCTTGAGGAGATGTTCGCAGACTGCCCAAGGACCGTACACTGGGCGGTTGAGTACACTAGGGCTAATCCACCGCTGGTATGCGACAGCACCAGGCTCGACCTTGTATTCAACTACCCGGCTCAGATTGCGTATCTGCAACGGATATACCCTGGAAAGGCGGTTAGTAACTTTATTGATAGTGTAGAGGAGAAGAGAGGCCGCAAGAATATATTCTCCAAACACGCCAAAGATATGTCGGAGATGCTGGACCAAGGTAAATCATTGATCCAGATCGCTGAATTTTTCAGCACGGTAAACCATACTTTGAGGTATTATTATTGCCGAAAAGTCATTGATGAGTACCGGTCCGACAACCATCTCCCGCCCAGGGTTCAGAGACCACGCAATGGCCCACAGAAGGAGTTTGTTAGGACCGAGCCAGTAAAGAGCAGAATGCCGGAGATCGAGTTTATGATGAGTAAGATCGATCCCAACACCGGCCAACTGTACCTGGCTCACCGCATATCAGTGTTGTTATGTATGAACCATGGAACAGTAGCATCCTGTGTACGTCAAATCAGAGCATCTAAAAAGGAGAGTAAAAATGGCATCAGTAAATAAATTCATCGGTATCGGCAACTTAACCAAAGACCCGGAAATACGCCACCTACCATCCGGAGAATCTGTAGCCAACTGCTCTATCGCATGTAACGAACAGTGGAAAACCAAGGCCGGAGAAAAACAGGAGCGCGTTGAATTTATCAACGTAACTTTCTACAGAAAGCTTGCTGAAGTTGCGGCCAATTATCTACGGAAGGGATCTAGTGTCTACATTGAAGGTAGGCTCGAAACTAAGAAGTGGACCGACAAGGCCGGAGTTGAACGCTACACCACCGGGATCGTGGCGAGTGAGATGAAGATGCTGGGCAAGGCACCAGAGGCCGGAGAGCGCCAGGCTCCAGTGAAGGCTCAAGCCGCCCATGGGTTTGAAGACATGGACGATGACATACCTTTTAATTAGAACCGTACTATAACCGGCATTCAGTGGGTGCCATGTGCGGTTCCCGAACTAAAGGAGAACGGAATGATTAAAAATAAATGGAAACACCGGTTCAGTCACCATGAAGCGTTGATGATATTCCTGGCCATCACCCCGGTGGTGGTGATCATGGTGATCATAGGTTATCTAATAGGATTGATATTCTAAGGCGTAGGAGAAAGTTGTGATTAAAGCTCATCCATATTGTCAAAAGATTTGCGCCATCTGCAAATTACAAGCAGAGTTATTGTATTGCGTGGCTCCTCGCGCAGTATATTTATGCTGGAAGTGTTGGGGAAATAAATGATTCATTATCACGGTTTGCCCATTAATCCATCAACGGCTGCCGCGCAAGCAATTTCCGGCGGTCATGCTTTTATAAGTTTTCGTGATCCACATCAATTGTCTATAGCGGTTGAAGTTTGCCAAAGTTTTGCGATTGACAATGGAGCATTTTCTGCTTGGCGAAGCGGGGAACCTGTGACCGACTGGAATAGATATTACGAATGGGTGTCAAAGTTACATAGAATTCCTAATTTTGATTTTGCTGTAATTCCTGACGTTATTGATGGAACTGAGGAGATGAATGACGCTCTTATTGATGAGTGGCCGTGGCAAGATGCAAAGAATAAATGGATCGGTTCTCCTGTTTGGCATTTGCATGAGTCTATAGAAAGGCTACAGTCATTGGCTACACTCTGGCCTAGAGTTTGTTTGGGTTCAAGTGGAAATTTCTCTGCAATTGGAAATTCTTTGTGGTGGGGCAGAATCGCTGAAGCTATGAATTCTATATGCGACAAGTCTGGGAATCCAATATGCAAACTACACGGGCTTCGTATGCTCGATCCAGATGTATTTTCAAGACTTCCGTTTGCAAGTGCAGATAGTACGAATATCGCCAAGAATGTAGGTATAGATTCAGCGTGGAAGGGAACATATACACCACCAACAAAAGAGGCTAGGGCGTGGATAATGAGACAGAGAATAGAGAGCAAGCAGTCAATGCCATTCTGGAAACCACAACCGATTCAAGAGTGCTTGCTGAAAAATTATTCATTGCTAGACGGGAATTAAGATTTATGCGCCAAGCGTTGAAATATCAAGAGCATTTATTAACAGGGAAAAGAATTGATGGCGAAAGAAAGCTATACAAAATCTTAATGGAAGCACGAAATAAACATAAAGGATAATATATGACTGAGACTATTAGCCCGTTCGCGTATCTAATAGGATTGATATTCTAAGGAGAACACATGAGTACCAGAGAAGAATTAGAGAAGGCGGTGAAGGATGCAAGCGATGCTTGGTACGCTGCTGATGATGCTAGGGATGCTGCGGAGGTTGAATACAATAATGCTAAGGCTGCTTTGGAGGAAAAGGGTGGTGGGAAGATCGAGGTTTGTCCGGGAGTCACCCTAGATCAGTTTAAGGTCGCGTTGTTAACAGATGACAAGAGTGAAGAGTTCGATAATTGGCGTAAAGAATCCGATGACTGAACTTCTTATCTGGCTGACCCTGGTGACGTTCTACGAATCCAGAGGTGAGCCTGAGCCTTGTCAGGTCAAGGTAGCGCAGGTTACATTGAACCGCATGGGTCCGGATGGCGATATAGCCAAGGTGGTCCTGGCCCCGGCGCAGTTCTCGTGGGTGCCAGAGAAGATGAATGGAGGAGTTCTTAAATCTGAGTATCGGCCCAACGTGAAGAGTAAAGAGTGGCTACAGGCAGAGCGATCAGCCAGGATTGCTATCTACGGTAATGGGAAGTTCGAGGCTACGCACTTCCATGCAACGTGGATTGAGAAGCCTAAAAGCTGGAGTAAGTTGAAGCTGGTTACAATCTGCGGTCAACACGCATTCTATAAATAAGCCAGGCGGTTATCTATCGAGGATCAACTGGGTTTCCCGACCAGGACCACGCAAGGCATTTTCGGGATGTCTCCCTAGCCGGGCTTAAACGATATTTTATACCTATCTATATCTCAAAACAGGTATAACTACTTAATTAGCGACTGCTCTTTGACCCATTCCTGGAGACTGGAGAGGGTGGTAGAGTTTTCGTGGCAGATACCGTAATTGGCTGCGACTCTTTCAAGAGCGTCTTGAGAGGTAACGGTTCTCTCATCAGAATCTCTGGAGGTGTCGGGAAGTTCATTGTTCGCGGCGCTGTCGTGGAGCAGCCTCCAACCAGCAGACAAAGTGCAAGTATCTTGTACATGAATCACCTCTTTAATTATCTCTCTGCTCTTTCCTTGAACAATTTGCACCCGGTCCACATACTTTGTGACCGTTTGATCTGAAACCACAGCCTGTTTGATCCCTGTCTCAATAGAGTGGGCCTGCGAGTCGATTACAGCCTCCTGGCACGATGATATTCCTAAACGGTTACCAACGTATAGGCCGGATGAAAATAACGCAATGACGAGCGTTAGGGCGATTGATATTTTGGCTGCGATTGGAATTAGGAACGGCATTATGGTTTGAAGGTTCTTCTCGCTGAAGGTGGTTTCCGGGTACTTAAATGACACCATCCCAGGGTAGACTCTGGTGCCTCGCGATACAAATCAAACTTAGTTAATATCTCGTCGGTCAGGTAGTCATCTAATTTGTTTTGAGGGTCGTAGATATCCACAGCCAGGGCCTGTTTGTGGGCAGAGTTAGGGCTTCCAGTTTTGGATGACTGCAATCTGAATCCGCCATCGCCATCCTTGTTTCCGGAGATCAGGCACCCAGTCTTTGGGCTGACTCGCAATACGTTACCCTTGGTGACATAGTCTGCGAGTAACCGATTAACTTTGTACAGAAGGTCAAGACCATTGAGACTTATGGCCGGAGTTACTTCCGCAGTCTTGGTATTGAAGTAGTCTTTTAGGATTATCATTTGACCAGCTGTTGATTGGTATAGCATCTGAGTACCATGTTACCGGCACCGGATATGAATATTAATATTGAATATGCTATCGGAGGAAGATACACAGAGAAGGTAGCCGCAGCCAGTTCAATAAGTCCAAGCAAAAGAACTATAGATCCATTGAGCCATAGAGTCCTCGAATGTACAGCACGTTTCACTTGTCTTGCTTCTGGTCGAGCTTCTCGAAAATTCTGGCCAGCATCGCTTCCAATTTATCGAACCTGGCTTCCATGTCATGTTTAAGATCTTGCATATCCTGTTTTCGAACATAGTTACTAGGAAGGCAGATCTCGATATCCTTAACGTCAGACTTTAATCTCTCCACTGCATCCCAAAGTTGACGAGCGAACCAGCCTATTACAGCCAGTGCAGACCCCGCCAACAGATTGATTATCATCTGACCGTCCATTTATACCATCCAAATAATGAGTCCAACGATTAAGATAATGATGAGAACAGTTCTCTTTGAGGACTTGATAAGGTCGAGCGCATGGTCTACGGTGGAGTCAGTCTTAACAATAACCTCATCAACTTTGCCCAGTATCTTCTTAGCTTTAATGGTCATGCCTTGTCACCAAAGTTAGGTCTAGGCAGAGTAGGATGTTCCCACTTAGCTATGTAGTCACCTTTACCGTCCGAGTCGTTTTGTAGGGTGATGACTGTTACAAAATCACGGTCTGTGAGTTCTGGATATAGAGCCATTACTTGTTCGTAGATAGTCATTATGCACTCCTTGCTAAAAATGCTTGAAAATAACAATATACGGAATTGTTAGCTATTACTTTTGTACCTGCATTGGCAGTTACTGCGTATGCTTCAATATAATCTGTTGACCCATTTAAATAAATTAAAGCAGTGCCGCCATAGAAATAAGCACTTGCTAGTGCATCTGCGGTCAATTTAAACGGAGAACCATTTTTATAAACGTAAACAACAGTTTCTGTTGCCCCTTGCCCTGTAGTAAATGCAACATTCATAGTTACCTGATAATATCCTGCAACAGTTGGCGTAAATCTAAAATTTGTTGCACTGTCGTAGTTTGAATTAGTATCAAATTCCTCTGTATTAAAAGAAATTTTTGTTAATGTATTGGTTGTTAACGTCTGATTTAATGCGCTCTGATAAGCACTAAACGCCGGAGCAGCAGTTGCAGCAACAGTTATAGTAGCGCCAGTAATAGTAGGCGAAGTCCCCAGCACAACAGCACCAGTACCAGTAGAAGTAGTAACCCCACTACCGCCATTAGCTACTGGGAGCGTTCCTGTTACTGTGGTTACTGGTACGCCAGTAGTTCCATCCAAAATTAGTGCCATATTATTCTCCTTGTAGCCAAACTTCTGTTGGCGGTGTAGGCCAGACCACTTCACCCGCAGGTGGGTAGACAGCAATCTGACGAATCACTTGGCGATAAGCAATGAACTGATCCTGATTGGATAGTCTAGGATTAGCTGTTGGTAGCCCTATGTCAGCGATGGTTGTCCAGTCAGTGCCAGCTAGTAGTGATGATGCAGTGGCTTTGTTAGCTGCTTTACTATCGGCTTCTTGCGTAGGTATCCAGAGAGCATCAAGTTCAGCTTGTGTTGGCTTTGGAGTGGAGTCTAGCCAGTCTAAGCCTTCGTAGGAATCACCGTTGAGTGACCACTGAGTACCAGCATAATTAAGAATAAGTATTGCGGTATAGTTAATCATCCCTGTATCTCCATTGCTGTGATTGTTGATGCCGATCTAGATGCATCTGCGTTATTAGCATCGCCCCCGCTTCTATTTATATATATAGTTGTTGCAGCATCGCTTCTTGTTTGCAATTTATAAGTAGTCGCAGAAGTTGTGGCGGGTGAATCTAAAAAAGTCATTGCAGAAGTTATTGAACTTGAAACCGCATCTGCACTGCTGGGGTATGGCGCTGTAGTTGCTCTGGTTCTCGAACCTGCTGCATCTCCTATACAAATAGCTGTAGAGTCTCTTAAAATTTGAATTGATGACTGCGCTGCAGCAGAAGCTGATCTATTAACTGAATAACTCACTAATATTTTATTGGAAGCTGATCTAGGAGTGATTGTTACGCTCATTCCAGTAAGATCTATATAAGTGCTGCTAGTGCCTGTAAACGTATCCGTCTTAGTTGTACTCACAACCTGTAAAACACTGCCCGCTGGCAATGCTGCTGCTGCAATAGTTCCTGTTAGCTGACTAGCTGCTATGCTCTTATTCGTCAGCGTATCAACCGTGGCCTTGCCGATTAGGGTGTCGGTTCCAGTTGGAAGTGTTAGTGTTCCTGAGCCTGCTACAGCCGGAGCAGCTATTGTAATAGAACCGCTCGAATCTCCTGCGACTGAAATCGAACTCATGCTACCTCCTTATCTGCTGGTAATGGTGTGTTGCCTTCTTCAAGCCATGCTAGGTAGGCGATGTAGTCTGTGTTGGCTGGGTCGAATGGAATGGCACACATTCTATCTAAATCAATAACGCTTGAATATTTGGTTTCGTTCCAACCTAAAGGTGATAATTTATACATGATTTATAACTCCGCAGAAGCAGTAAATCCACTAATAATGATATAACCAGCAGTTGTATTAAAGTTTCCGCTTGTTTTATTAACTACAGAAAAACCGTAAGCATTTATATTTCCAGCAGTTGCCGCTGAACCACCGATTCCTGTTTGTGCAACATTTCCAGCAGTTCCTCCATCATATAAAGTTACTGTTGCGGTTGCCCTCATTAAAGTTTTAAATGATGCGTTACCGTATGCTTGGGTTGACCCGCCACCATAAACTACACCAAAAAAGCCACAATTAGTATCAGGTACATTAATAGCAGAAGTTTGATAATACCGCTGACACATCGCCAACTCAGTAGAATATGCACGGAAATCAAACGAAGTAGCTGTTGAGCCTTTTTCTAGTTGAACGCCTGTGATGTAGAAAGTTGCTCCAGATGTGCCGACAACGCTGACTGCGCCTGTGGCTGAATAGTATTCCGCGCCAGCCCATGCTCCAGCAGTACCGCTATATGTTGAACCCATACCCAAGCCAAAGCAAACTACCAAGCCAACGCCATTTGTAGCGCCTACCCAAGTTCCTGATGTATCACCAGTAACAGTTACTGAAATTGTTGTCCAAGTATTTGCTACTGGCACAGAGTAAGTAAACGGGTAAGAGCGTGTTTGGTTGGCATTTTGAAGAGCGCCACCAAAAGTACCCGTTAAGCTGGAGTAGACACGAAACGACAATGTAACAGTTGCTGCGTTTGCCGTTCCCCAAGCCAAATCAGCGGTATTAAAACCTTCAATTCTTTGAGTTGAAAAGAAATAATCACTAGCTCCAACTGAAGTTGCTGCGGAAGATGTAATGCCCAAATACTTACTAAACCCCGCAGGCGGCGTAACTGAACCAGCATTTTGCTGAGCAGTTAATTTAGACGCTTGAGAAACATAAAACAGCCAGCGATCCAATGTGTAAGTTCCCGACGTAGGTGTCACACTCGCCCCAGCATTTCTCTGGTCTATCACCATCCCACCATTGATGATGCGGTTCTTGAAGCCAAAGGTGTTTGCTACGCTGATTCCGTTACTAGCACTCAGAGTACCAGTTACAGCCACACCCGCGCTGGTCACAGCAACTACTGTAGAGCCGCCACTTTGTATGTTTAAATCGCCGCTGGCATCAGAGGTAACAATTACGCCTCCGCCTCCAGACGTTGCAGCATTTAACGAGCTAGCCATTTATATCTCCCTTAATCACAAGACTACCCAACGTGAGCCGCTGGAAATTGTTACGCTTAGGCCACCCGGTATTGTGAAGCCACTTGATCCACCAACACTTTGAGCGCTTTGACCAGAAGCAATAGTATAGCTTGACACCAATGTTGTTGCATTTACAAACAATCCGTTCAATGCTACTGGCACTCTCGCTTGCAATTCACCCGTACTAGGCTTGTAGAGGTAGTTAGCATTGCCTGTGTATATCGCCGTAGCAGTACCAGTTGTAGCGCCTAAGAACGCTGGGTATAGGTTAGTCGCTGTGGTCGTATCGTTCGTAATCGCTGACCCACCAACGCTTGACCATGCTGTGCCATTATAGCCTTCAAACTCTGTGCTGGTAGTATTAAACCGCAGATACCCTGCTGACGGACTTGCATCTCTCTGTCCTGTCGTTCCAGTAGGCAGAATCTCTGAGCCTGTAGCAGCACTAATTACTTCTAAACTGACTTTAGCAGCAGCAGCCGTTACCGCATTAGTACCGCCATTGGCTATTGGCAGTGTGCCAGTTACACCAGTAGTTAGCGGTAGTCCTGTGAGGTTAGTAGCTACTCCGCTTGCAGGTGTTCCTAGTGCTGGTGTCGTTAGCGAAGGGCTAATGGACATTACTACATCGCCCGTACCAGTCATTGTGTTGCTTACCAGACCCTTAGAAGCGTCTGTAAATACAGGTAGTGAAGCGGTTAGACTTGATACTATTGGCTGCGCTGTGT